GACGCTTGAGGGTCTCCAGTGGCGAAGAGAGACAATCGCTACGAAGTGCGGAGGTGATGTCGGAGGCTTCCGCCAGCAGTACCCGAGCACTGACGAGGAGGCTTTCGGCAGCACAGGTCGCCTTGTGTTCGATGCGAGCGACATGGAGTATCAGGAGCGCGCCCACGTTTGCTCGTGCGATGTCTGCGAGCCCTACAGCGGCTTCGACCCAGGCTCGTTCCATTCGTGCCCTGAGCACCAGTGGTACGAGATCGTGGATTCGTCGGGGTGGTCGCCTGACAAGTACGAGCGGCTGTGGACGACGTACAAGCCAGAGCTTGTGCCAGCGATGCCTGGTCAGGGTTCGTTCTCGGTGTGGGCGAAGCCTGAGCCTCGTCGCAGGTACATCGTTTCAGCCGACGTTGCTGCTGGTCACGAGGACGGGGACTACGACTCCGTTACCGTGTTCGATGAGGAGACGCTTGATCAGGTCGCTGGCTGGCGCGGGAAGGTAGATCAGGTCTACTACGCCGACATTCTGATGCTGATTGCCATCTACTACAACCGCGCCGTGCTGGTGCCTGAGAGCACTGGCGCTGGTCAGGGGTTGATCGCCATGCTGTACCACACGCGGTACTACAACCTGTATCGGCGCAAGGTGGTGAATCAGGTCGGTTCGTCACCGACAGCACTCCTCGGGTGGAGCACCACGTCGTCCAGCAAGAACGCCGCTGTCGGCCTCGCCACGAAGGCTTTCCGCGAGAAGTACATCAAGATCCGGTCGAGGAACGCGCTGGACGAACTGCGCGCCCTCCGAGCCGCCGTGGTCAAGAGTGACGCTGATGGGACTCGGATGCTCAAGATCGGAGCCCCGTCAGGCATGCACGACGACGATGCGATGAGCGTCATCATCGGGTGCGCCGTGGCCCACTACAGCGGTCGGCTGAACAAGCGCCCGAAGGAGGACGCCCCAGACCCCTACGACGCAAGGACGTGGACAGAGGAGATGTGGGAGGTCGCTGCTGTCGAGGCAGATGAGGCCGACGCCGCCGCCGCGGGGTTCGTCTACCAGTAGGTCATGCGGACAGCATGTACTCGCCTGGCGACACCTTCTCGACTCCGGGTAGCCGGATGACTGCGGCGTAGACGGGCTGGTACTTCGCCCCGATCTCACGCGCGAGGTCTGCGATACGGAACGCGACACCCGGCTTCACCGCTTGAGCCACAGCGCCGCGCACGTTCACCGGGGACTTCGACGGCTTGGCGTCCTTGGCGAGAGTGCGCTTCGTCTCGCTGCTCTTGGCCTTGACGGTCTTGTCCCGGTCCACCTCGCCCACAGCAAACCCGTCACCGAGCACATCGCGAACCTGCGCCTTCTTCTCGTCTGCGCTGTTCCACGACTTCCCCGCGAGCGCGGTCGGCGCGGTTCGCGGATCCCACGTGCCCACGTCGCGGTGGTAGGCAGGGGCAGACTCGGCATCGAAGTGGCGCTGTGGAGCCTTCGTGTGACACACGGGACACATGACCTCGTAGAGCGGCGGGTCCATCGCCAGCAACTTCTCGTAGCGAGACAGCGGCATCGCCTCCTCGAACTTCACCCCGCACGTCGCCTTCTGACACTTGAACACGTACAGCATCTAGAAACCCTCCACAGGTTGCCCCGCGCCTGGTCGGGGTCCAGTCCCCGCCAGCCCGAGTAGCGTCCCCATTCCAGGGGCGAATCCGTTTCCGTCGATCTCTGCGGCCTCTGCGTCCTCGCCAGGGGCTGGCTCGCCAGGCGGGGCGGCGTTCGCTGGAGCGCCTGACGCAGACGCGATGGGGTTCGCCATGGACGACAGCGGGCCGATGAGTCTCCGCTTGTCCTGCTTCCACAGGTCGAACGCCTTGGCAATGAAGTTGGTGATGGTGTCAGCAGGAAGCACCTGACTCTGCACCAGTGGCAGCATGGTCTGTGTCGTCGCTGCGATGGTCTGGAGCAGACCGTTGAACGCCTGAAGTTCGTTGGTCTGCTCGTTCGGGTCGAACTCGGAGACGGACGCGGTGATGTCGAACGCGCCGCGCATCATCTCTGCGCTGACCTCGACGTGCGCTTCGTCGCCGGTCCCGGCTCCTCGGATCCATACGGGCGCGGTCCAGTAGCGGCGCATGCAGTCGAGGAACCTGCGCGCCACGTCCTCAATGAACTGTTCGACGGCGCGCTTGCGGACAGCAGCCCTGTTCTGGAAGGACTGGGAGGCGACCGCGACCTCGGTGGCTGTCGTGCCCTTCCGCGCTACACCTCCGCGCTGGAACACGTCCACTCCGCCGACCTCGTACATGAGCCGCTGGAGCATCTGGAGGATGAACGGCACGTCGTTCGGCATCGGGGCGATGGGGATGAGTTGAAGCGCCTGCCTCACGTCCGTTAGCTGCGCCGGGAGTTCCGCGACTGCCATGTCTCTATCTGAGGCGAGCATCGCCTCCAGCTGGGAGTCACCGCTGAGTACGCCGGGGACGGTGGCGTACTTCTGCTTGCTCGCCTGCCTGTGGTGGCGAAGGACGGCAGACAACTCGTCGTTCAGACGCTCCGCGATGGGGTGAATAGCTGCCAAGTCAGCGATATCCGGCTCGCACATCTTCCCCGGGTTGACCACGGTGCGAAGCATCACGAACGGATAGCCGCGCATTCCGCTGTCGTCCTCTGTGTGCCGCACTACGCGGTCGAACCCGGTGGCGTTCGTGTTGTCGAGCAGCCACAGGATCCGCCGCCGCAGGGTGCGGCCCTTCCGAACCCAGTAGTGGATCTCGTACAAGGTGACGAACGCGGGGTCTTCACTGACGTTTGGCCTGTAGTTGAACGCCTGTGAAAGCGTCCCAGCCGCAGGCGAGAACTCGGCCTCGTTCGCCACGATCCCGGGCTTGACGGTGAACCCGTCGAACATGCGGAGGTGGTCGAGGCGCACGAGGAGGCGCTCTGCGACCCACGGGCACTTGTTGATGTCGTCGGTCCCCTCGGGGTACAGGAAGTTCCACGGGGCCACACGCTCAAGCGTGGGAATGTCGATACCGTCGTCCATCAGGAACGGGTCGAATCCATCCTCGCTCATCTCATCAGAGACGAGTGCGCTGATGTCGTCGTCGTCGTCGTCCAACTCGATGACAGCATCCTGGTCGTAGTGGATGACGGGGACGACGTTGCCTGCCGGGTTGTAGACGACCTTTCCGACACCCATCGAGAACATCTCGCAGTCGAGGAGGATCTTGGTCGTGGAACTGTTGGCGCGACCGAGCCGGTAGGCGTAGTTCACCGCAGCCTCTGCGGTCCGTGCCGCCTCCTTGTCGAGCGGGTTGCGCGAGTTGAAACTGATGTACGGGTCGGTAGGCAAGACAGACGGCACGATGGTGTTCGCGGTCGAGAGGATGAAGTTGAAGTTGATCTCGCGGGCGTTCTTGCCGAGCCCCGCCCGCTCCGACCGCCCCTTGCCCTCGTAGGTGTCAGCCACCGCGCGCCACTTCTCAAGATGCTGTTCATCGATTCTGGCCTTGGCTGACACCATGTCCGTCAGGAACTTGTCGATCATTGCGTCTTGCAGCTTAATTCGCGCCATCTGAGATTCTCCGTTGACAGGGTGCCGACTCTTGCATCAGGCTATCAGCATCGGCGCAAAATGAAACGTCGAATGGTTCGGAGTGACATTGCAGGACAACATCGAGACGGGACTTGACCCCGATCAGACCGACGACATCCTCGATGCTGTCGGTTTTGGTGATGACGCGCCTCCGGTTCAAGATGAAACGGAGGAGACGCCTGACGCGCCTGTCGCGCCTGCGGATGACCCGCGCATCTCTGCTCTGGCTGAGAAGGTGGAGTTCCTGACCAGTCTGCTCGCGCAGCAGGCGCAGGGAAGGCAACTGGAGCCCGCGCCCGTCGCTGCGGAGCCCGAGACTCCGCCCGATCCGACCACGACCTCGCCGTCCGACTACGTGAACTGGTACGCGAAGAAGGCTGTTGAGAGTGCTGTCGCTCCGCTGATGGCGAAGCTCGATGCGCTCCAGCAGGGTCTCAGCCCGATCCAGCAGCAGCAGCAGTTCGTGGGCGCGTACCACAAGGTGGCCGGTGAGATGGGCGTGAACGCCAAGGGTCTCGCTGGCTCTGTCGGCGCGATCCTCGAGCGGGAACCCGACATCGCTGAACTCGCCGCCGAGAACCCTGAGCGCGCCGCCCGACTTGCGATCCGCATGGCGCAACTGGAGACGAAGGCTTCCGCGCCCGCCAAGCCGTCCCCCGCGAAGCGCCCTCCCGCTCGCCCCACTGGTGCTGCCGCGCCCTCGCGCGTTGCCACTACCGTCCCGTCCTCCTTCGGGGCTGCGTTCCAGCAGTCTCTTCAGGAGTTTGGCGTCCAGCCGGGCGCTGACTTCCAGTTCTCCAACTCATGGGGCGATGCCCCTACCGCTGAGGGGTAACCCAGCATGACGACCGCGACTATCGATCTGGCTGGCCTGTTCGCCACCACCCTCCCGAAGATCAACCCGAAGGTCACGTATGACATCCTGCGGGCTCACCCGCTGATGCTGCACATGCTGCGCGGCGGTGCCTTCACGGTGGAGAACGGGGGGTCTGAGATCCGCTGCCCCGTCGTCCTTGAGGACTCGGTGAACACGGGTGCCGTGGCGAAGTACGAGTCGTTCGGCATCACGCCCGAGGACACCCTGGACTCCGCCCGCTACCAGGGGTGGCCGAAGTACCGTGGCTCGTGGACGCTCGACCAGACCGAGGTGGACGAGAACAGCGGCCCACAGAAGGTCATCGACCTCGCGGAGGCGAAGCAGAACCAGACGCTCCACACGTTCAACGCCGGGGTCAGCGCGGACCTGATGGGGGACGGCACCTCCCTGCCCGCCAAGCGACTCAAGGGCATCGAGACGTTCATCGAGTTTGCAACCGAGGCGCAGCAGGCGATCAACGCGCGCACTCCAGGCGGTCTCCCCAAGGCGACCTACGCCAACTGGCGGAACAAGTACGGCCAGATCACTCGGTTCGGCGTGGACGGCATCGAGGTGATGAACACGACGTACCGCGCGTGCTCCTCGCAGGGTCTTCACCCCGACATCGGCATCGCGGACGATGTGGTGTACGGCTTCCTGGAGAAGGAACTCGCCCCGAAGCAGTCGTTGTTCGACAAGGACATGGCGGACTTCGGCTACGCCAACGTGATGTTCAAGGAGATGCCGCTGGTCTACGACCGCGACAACCTGACGGGCACGGGCAAGATCTTCTTCCTGACCACCACGGGCCGCACCGTGAAGGGCGGGATCAAGCCTGAGATGTTCACGCTCCCCGGGCTGAACGGCATGCCGAAGAACCAGGGCATGGGCTACGGCTTCCAGCTCCACTTCCTGCGGCAGAGCACCAAGACCATCCTGCGGATCGACAAGCCGCAGAAGCCGGTCAACCAGGACGCTCTGGTCGTGAACATGTACATGAACCCCCTCCTGTCGTGCTCCAGCATCAAGCGGCAGGGAGCCATCGACTTCTCCGGTTCGGTCATCTACTAGGCCGCGGCCACCATCTAGGAGCCAGACTCATGAGCATCGCACAGATCGGTGGGGCCGCTTCGCCCCAGATCATCTACGGCAAGAACAACACGGGTGCTGCCGTCTCTCCTGGCGCGTACCTTCAGTGCGACCTGACGGACGGAAGTGCTGACGCGGACGGGTACAACTTCGAGACGCCGGACCTCGACTCCACGAAGCCAGAGACGTTCCTGAGCCGTGGCGGAGTGGTGTCCGTCGCTGATGGCCCCATGGCGGACGACGTGTCGTTCGGGGCGGGTGCCAACATCGCGGTCGTGGTCGAGGGGTACGCTCCTCTGGCCTCGGTCGATGGGTCCACGACCAACATCGCGGCTGGCGACCCGCTCATCCGCCAGGACGGCTCGACCGCTCTGGTCAAGTTGACGAACCCGTCGATGAGCGGTGGCCTGTCGGACAGCAACGTCACGGCTTCCAGCGAGGCTGGCAACTCCAGCACTTCGCAGGAGTTCCACGACGAGACGGTCGAGATCCGCGCCAACACCCTCGTTGCTGGCGACGTGATCGAGTTCTGGGCCACCGGCTACATCGCGGACCAGAACAGCACCGACACGGCGACGATCAGCGTCCAGTTCGGCGGGACCGACGTGGGACTCTCCGACGCCATCAACGTGGACGACAACGACCTGTGGAACGTGCAGGGTCGCGCCATCGTGGTTTCGACCGGCGCTACCGGCGAGGTCAACATCACGGGTTCCGGCAGCGGTCCTGATGCCCTCGCCGCTGCGACGGACTCGTGGCCTCTGATGGCTCGTCTGACCAGCGTGAACACGACTGCCAACATCGCGATCCGCACGGGCGTGACGTTCAGCAGCTCGTCTGCGGACAACGGCTCGATCCAGACCAGCATCGGCTTCCGCATCCTGCGGCAGCACATCGCTCCGGCTGCGGTCGCTCTGGGCTCCGCGACCACCGCGACGACCATCCCTGTGTTCGTCCTCAAGCACAACTGAGAGGAGAGCCGATGAGTCTGCCACCCAACATCGCCAACGCGACCAACGGTCCCAACAGCCTCGGCGGTCTGGTGCAGTACAGCGTTCGGCTGCCTGTCATCTCGGCAACCACGGCGATCACGTTCGCCTACGCTGTGGACGGTGATCAGGAGGTGTCGCTCTCCTTCGTCCCCGACGTGACCATCGCAGCCGACGCGAGCAACTACTGGACGATCCAGGCGCAGAACGCCGGGACGGACGGCTCGGGTTCGACGGCGATGATGACGGCGGTGACGACGGAAGCGGCATCCCTGAACGGGATCACTGCGTTCGACGCCGAAGACTTCACGCTGACGGCTCCCAGCCTCTCCATTGGCGAGGTCGGGAAGGTCGTGTTCACGAAGGCGGCGTCGGCGTCGGATTTGTCTGGACTGCTGGTCGTCACCCTCAAGCGCCGCATCACCTACTTCTAGGCGCGCGGCGGTAGGAGTCCGCTGTGCGACTAGCAGACGCCCGAACGTCTCTTAAGCGACGGCGCTCGGATCGCAGCTACAGCGACGCTGCGCTTAACGGATTCCTGAACGACGCCCGCCGCGACATCGAGTCGCGGAAGCGTTGGTCTTGGCTCCGCAAGACGTTCCGCATGGGTACGACAGCGGCGGACTCCACGTCCATCACGACGTTCGCTGCGACGCAGGGTTCCCGCCTTGCGACCATCACGTCCGCTGGTCCTGCGACGCTGTGGGGCAAGCGGATGGTGGTGTCGTCCACCACGGTTCGCGTCCAGAACCTGGACTCTGCTGGTACGACGCTGACGCTCGACGCTCCGTGGGGCGCGGCGTCTGTGTCGTCGCAAACGCCCACGGTCCTGTACGACGAGGTTGCGCTACCTCTGGATGCCGACACCGCGCTACAGGTCATCCTGCGAAGCGGGACAGGTTGGGCGCGGACGCTCAAGGCTGAGGCGCTTGACCGTGCAGCAGCGTGGGACCCGACGACGACCGGTGAGCCTACCTGCTACGCCTGCGTCCGAAGGGAGCCGAATCCAGCGCCTGTGGCAGCGCCCACTGCCGTTGACTACACCTCTGGATCTGGGCCCGCGCAGGGCGTGTACCTGTACTGGGTGTCCTACATCGACAAGCAGAGCGGTGCGGAGTCGGGGTTGTCTCCGTCCGTGTCGTACTTGCAGAGCGGGAACGAGCATTCCGTCGTCATCACCCCGCCGTCGAGGCGCGACTTCCTCGTCCGCGTGTACCGCAGTCGCGTTGGCGGCAGCGTGCCGTACCACGTTGGCGACGTTGCCACCTACGGGGCGACGTATCTCGACGCGACCACTGACGAGTACTTGGGGGCGCGAGCGCCTGAGAGCGGCTCTGAAGCGTTCCTGCGGCTGTGGCCTGTGCCGAGTTCGGTCTACCAGATCGAAGCCGTGTGCCTCGTCCGTGGCGTTGACCTTGCCGACGACAACGACAGGCCGCTGTTCCCCGCGACGTATGACAACGTGTGGCTGGATGGAGCTGAGATGCGGATGCTCGGGTCCGCTGAGGAACAGGGGAGGGCCGGGTCTCCGCAAGCGCGGTTCGAGGCTGGGATCCAGACGATGATCCGGCAGGATACCGTCGAGGGGTCGAAGATCCTTGAGATCGGGAGCCGGGACGTGTTCAGCGGTGTGTCTGTCGGCTGGCCCGATGTGATCCAGGGTCCGTAGTTGGCTGGCGCAAAGGGCAACTCGATGCGGTTTGAGCCGGTCAACGTGACCGGTTTGGATACTCGCGTCTGGCAGGCTGACGGGTCAAGCAATGACGCAGAGGGCGTCGTGTTCACCCAGCGCGGCGAAGTGGCGAAGGTCAAGGGGATTGTCCCGCTTGTGGACTGGACCGACACCGACCCGCTGTTCGTGACCAATGGCGCGTTCGGCCTGTACCAACTGCATCACCACGGCTCGACTGAGATCCTCGTCGCCTACGACGACAAGATCGCGCTGCTACAGGGTGACGACCTCCATACGGTGTTTGAGGGGTTGCGTAGGCAGCGCCGGTCGCGGGACGCGGCTCGCGCGTGTCAGTACGCCGACATGATCATGTTCTTTGACGGGCAGACGCAGAACGTCAGATGGGACGGTCACGTCGGCGCGCCGCTGGGAATCAAGGCCCCGCCTCCGCCGGTTGACCCGTTCCTGATCGACGCAGCGTCGTCTACGGAGTTGTTCACGGACCTCGCCATGGCGAAGGGTTCTGCGACGACCACGTACTCCTACGTCCAGACGTACATCAACGACCGAGGACAAGAGAGCGAGCCATCCGTGATCGCTACGATCAGCGATGAGGCCGTTGGCTCGTCTGGCTACCTGTACAACGTCGCCGTGCTGTCGAACTGCTACCCGCAGCAGAACAACGTGGTCGCAAGGCAGTTCTACCGCGCTACAGACGGGCTGACGTTCACGCTGATGCGGAGGCTCAGTGGGATCAAGGGCCAGTTGTGGATGGACTACACGCCGGACGGGTCCGAGCCTTCCACTGTCGGCCTGCCTGCCGAGGGTACGAACTCTCCGCCGCCAGTGTGTAAGGGCGCGTTCGTGTTTCGTGGCCGCACGTACTACTGGGGCGAGGCTAACACGCCGTCCTTTCTTTACTACAGCGGGTTGAGCGCACCAGAGGCGGTCCCGACGCAGAACGTGCTGGACGTGTCGTCGTCTGACGGGGACGTTGTGACCGGCTGGGCTGTGGCGCAGGACTATGCGCTTGTGTTCAAGCGGCATTCGATCTTCCTGCTGTCCCACGACAGGAACGAGGACCCTGTACTTTCCCCGATCAGCCAGGGCGTGGGCGCTGTGTCAGACCGCGCGATTGTGCAGTTCGACGGTCGGGTGTACTTCCTGAGCGATGACGGGTTCTTCGCCACTGATGGCTCTCAGACCGAGCCGCTGTCGCGGGAGCTTGACGAGTGGGTGCGACTGCTGCCGCCTGCGTACCTTGAGGACGCCTTCGGCTGGGCCGACCGCGAGGGGCGTCGAGTCATGCTGTCTGTGAACGCTGGCGCGTCCGACTTCAACAACGAGGTCTGGGCGATCCACATCGACACAGGTGCGATCACTCGCCTTACTGGCTTCGTCCTTGGTGCCGCCATGAACTACAAGCGCGAGACGCTGGTGCTGTTCAGGTCTACGTCTGACGGCACGTCGAAGTGGGAACTCGGGTTGTGGGACGCGGACACGAACATCCGTGGAGTCGCGTACACGGGCCGCTGGGAGACTCGCTGGCTCGACTTGAAGTCTCCAGGTTCAGACAAGAGGTTCTCGCACATCATCGTCTACTACGTACAGGACGGGTCGCACAGCCTGACTGTGGACTGGGCGGTGTCGTGGGATGGGCGGTCGAACCGTGGGAGTTCGACGGTCGCCGTGGCCGACAGCGACGCGACGACATGGAACGATGGCGTGTGGGGCACATCGAGGACGTGGGACTCGCGCAGAACGCGGTCCGTTCGGGTCGATATCACGGACAGTACAGACGTGAGCGTGCTCGGAAAGAGCATCCGCTTCGGCTTCTCAACGACCGGCGCTGACGAGCCGTTTCACATCGCGGGGTTTGAGGTCTTCTACGAGGACCACGGGCAGCGGCAGGACGGTACAGATGCCACGTTCTGAGGTGCTGCGTCGGCTTGAGGTCGCCATCAACGCGAACGCTGATCTCGGCGTGACCTCTGGGCAGTTGCGGTCGGACTTCCTCGCTGCCGTGAACAAGGCCCTACGCACCATCGGCGGTGTCGCAGTAAGGTCTCTTGATGACGATGGCGCTCTGTATCGCGCCATGGTGCGACTTGAGGCCGCTTGATGCTGTACAAGGCAAAGTTCGTTCCGCGAGATGGCTTCGTCGCTGACGCAGATCTGCTCATGCGCGAGTTCCAGCGCGCCGAGGAGGCTGGCAACAATCTCGACCAGAACAACCTCGCGGATTTAGGGGTAATCTTCGCCAACTCGTTTGCGCCTTCTGGCAGCGCGAACTCCACGACGTTCACCCATGACGACGACACCGGCCTGCTGATCATCGACCCCAACCCGGGCACGGCGAAGGCGATGACGCTGATTACATCCGGCACGGAGAAGACCTCCCGCGGCGCGTGGATCCCGATTGGAGACGGCACGAGCGACAACGATCCCGTTGCGCTTGAGTTCACGCTCAACTCGTCCATGTGGATGGTGCTTGTCGGGCAAGTCGAGTGGAGTTGCGCGACGGGAACGTCCGCCACCTACTTCGGAATCCGGCTGCGTCTCGTGGCTGACGGCAAGCCGCTGGATACGATCTCGACCGTGCCTGCCGTGCAGAGCGGATCTGGCACCGTGTACTGGTCAGGGTACGTTGAGCAGAACGTGTTCCTCGATGCTGGTGCCCACAGGATCACGATGCTTGGCTCTGAGCTTCGCCAGAATGACGCCCAGGTTGCACACGTCACAAGACGGACGATCCTCGGGATGGGGTTCGCGCGATGAGTCTCACGTACAGGATCAGGCCAGGCGACAGCCTCGACGCAGACGAGGTTGAGCAGAACTTTGATGATCTCGCCACGCTGGTCAACAACGCGGTCGGCGCGAGCCAGGTTGAGACAGGTGCCGTCCACACGAGGCACTGCACAACTGCGGCGGACTGGAAGTCGCTGGAGTCGAAGACTGCTGCCAGCACCGCGCTGTCCGGCACGCCTGCCACAGTCATCCCGAGTTCGGCGTCCGACTACACGACGTTCAGCACGCAGGCGTACCTCGTCAGGGCCACGGTTCGCGCTACGGTGACTGGCGCTGCGCCGGTTGCGATCTTGCGAATCAAGATCGGAGGGTCCACGGTCATCCAGCGGACGCACTACCTTGTGGCGAGCGGGATCCAGTTGCTCAAAATCGCGTGGCTTGCGGTGGCTAGCGCGAACACGACGACGGTTGAACTTGAGGGCGAGGGCGCGGACTGCACCCTGTCGAGCGGCGCGATGACCGTGCTGGCGGTGTCCAGATGAGTACCTTCACAGCGCCAGTGATCTCCAACGGTGATGCGTTCGACCCAGCGGATGTTGCCGGTGGGTTCAGCGACTTCGGTGACGCGATCAACGCATCTACCGACTTGACGAACATCGTGACTCTGGACGCGCAGTCGTTCCACAAGAGCGCGCTCACCGAGGTCTGGTCTGCGTCGAACAGCCGCCTGCCTGCGTCGATGCCGGTGCGGTTTCTTGTGGCAGCTGGCGCTGACGGGATCCTCGTCCAGGCCGGACGCACGTTCGCTCTGCTGAACAGTTTCGACGTGGAGGATCTGTCGCTCAGGTTCTACGTCCAGCATGGCGGCACGCTTTCGATCACGACGGAGATCGATCTCGTGTACGCCAAGACGGCATCGCACGCAGGAGTCGTGTTCACCCACGCAGTCACGGCGACCCTGTATCTCGACGGCGTGGCAGAGGCCACGTTCGACGTGCAAACCGTTGAGGCGAGTGCGGACGCTGCGAGGCTTCCGATTCCGATCCACCTGGAGTCGGTGTCCAGTGTCTCGTCTGGCTGGCATGACGCATGGGTCCGCGTGGACTTCCGCGCGTCCACAGAGGACTCGAACGCCATCGACGGGTTCATCCACTGGCGTTGTTCTGGCAGATCGCTGAACGTCATTGCTTTGTACCGTTGACAGGGTAGGCTTGTACTGCCATGGACTGGATGAAGCAGACGTTTTCCACCCGCCCGTTCCGAGAGGAATCTGACCGACAGCGCACTGTCGCCATGAAGGGCGCTCAGATGGCTGTTGGTCAGTCTCGAGGCGCGATGCCTGTGCCTGTCGGTCCTGCTGGTGTTCGCGGCGTTGACCTCGCACGCGCTGGTGCGGCACAGGGCGCAGCCGGTTCCGTATTCGGTGGCGCTGGACTCCGCGCCGGTCTGGACGAACTTGCGCTTCGGAACAGGCTGATCGCGGAGGAGGCGCAGCGCAGGGACCGTCTGGCCGCAGCGCATGTGAACGCTGCTGGTCAGGCGCACGGCGCTGGCATGCAGTACGCGAACGCGCTCGCTGCGAAGTATCTGATGCCCTACGCGGACAGGTTCCTGTCTGGACTCGACAACGATCCTGCTGGCGTGACGGATGTTGTTGACCCACGCATCGCGCGCATCGGGAGGACCGTCTGATGGCTGCTGGCGACTACATCGGCTCGACAGACGAACTCTACCGGCGACTTCGCAACGCGACCGGCACGGAGCGCCCTGATGGCGTCAGCGTTGGCGCTGGCAAGCCGATCACAGGTCAGCAGATCTACGACCGCTTCATCCGCCCCGACGAGGAGCGGAATGTCCAGCGGATCATGGGCGGTCTCAAGCAGAGCAATCAGCAGGGTCGTGCTCTTGCTCAGGCTCTGAACTCTGACACAGCGAAGCGTATGGGGTTCTCTGGCACATCGCTGGAGTCCGCGCTTGGGTCGTCCATGAACTCGGCTCAGGCGCAGCGTCAGGCCGCAGCGTATCAGGACGCTCGAGAGCGACTGCTCCAGATGAACAGCGACCCGTCGCGGTTCGACGTGCTGCGTCGTGCGAATGAAGCTGTCGGGCAGCGGATCAATCGGGACACCATCGGCAACAACGTGTGGGCTGGAGTCGATGCTGCTGTTGGCTCTGGGTTGCAGGCGGCTGGCGGGCCGTTTGCCGGACTCGGGGCAGCGATTCAGGCAATCGGCGCAGGACGCGCTGCTCATATGTCCGCTGGCCTCGGTGCCATCGGAGCAGAGCAGGCCCAGAACCTGAGTCCGTCGAACATCGAGGCTCTGGATCTGTCGAAGTTGGCGAGTGGCATCCCGGTTGGCGGCACCATGTCTGGGCAGAGCGCGGCTGGATTCCAGGGCGCTGGTCAGCAGCGTGCGTCTGCGTACCGACGCGCGCTTGAGAGCGAGTACGGGGGGATGTACTGATGCCTCGCGCGGTCTACGGTGTCGATCCAGAGATGCTCGGACTCTCCGGTCCGAATGCGTTCGCTCAGGCATTTCGGTCATCGCTGGACGGGCTGACCCTCGGGAACCGGCTCGCCACGACTGCCCTCGACCGCGAACTCGCTCGCGAGAACGCACGCAACATTCAGCAGGACCGGTTGACGCAGGCGACTCCCGGGCAGGGAGCGGGCGGCGTCAGTGGTGGCGGTCGGTCGGCTGGGTCTGGAGGCAGCGGCTCTGTCCCGGTCGGCGGCGGGTTCAGCGAGTTCCTGCGTAGGCAGGCAGGCAACGTCGCACCCTCTGCGGAGGCGCAGAGGATGTCGGACTTCATCGTCGGAAACCGTGGCGGTCTCTCGGAGGCAGAGGTCCGCGCCAACATGGAGAACATGCTGGGCGACGGCCACTGGGGCGATGCCGATGCTGCTGCGGTTCGTCGTCAAGTCAACTACGGACTCACAGGGGTTGACGGTCCGTCGCTGACTCCGGTTGGGGATACCGAGACGATCTGGGGTGACAAGTTCACCAAGCAGACGCCAGCGGTCCGCAACCTCTCGCGGTTCATCCTGACCAACACCAACGGGCTCAGTGACGACGAGATCCGGTCGCGCACCGAGGAGATCCTGTCGGACGGTCGGTTGTCTCCGCAGGAGCAGGATCTGGTTCGGCGCGTCGTCAACTTCAACCTCGCTGGTGGCGACCACCTGAGCGAGATGGAGTCGGCTGGCACCAGTCCCGAGGAGGTGAACATCATCTCCCGCGTGCGGCAGGGTGTGCTGTCGGAGGAGGACGCGAGAAGGCTGCTTGCCGAGGTGCGGTCGATGGAGGGCGTGAACCCCACGCTCCAGACTGACGTTCCCGTAGAGAACCCGCTGGTGTCAGTCGGGTTCCGGCCCGACTACGCGCCTACGCCGCAGGAGGCGTCGATGCTCCTTCGCCG